TCATAGTAGAAGTTAGTTTCTAATACACTTTCAAACACGTAGTTTAATCCGTGATATAATACTGTGTATGTTTTACCTACTGTTTGAAAAGCGATAATCCAGCTAGCATCTTTGGCCTGGCCGCTAGTATCACCCGCCCATGTTAGACTAAAGTCATCAGCCAAGTCTAAATCTGTTGGTAATATAATTTTCCAAGTACCAGTGTCTGTGTCGTAGCGTAGGCCAAAGTTAGCATAGGCTTGTATATAGCCTACCATAGACTGTACTAGTGCGTTAGGAAAATCAACATTAAACACAGCAAACACTTTATCACCAATGATAGTTTGTTCATTACCGTCCAATCCCACTGCTGGAATAATTTGATTTAGTGTAACAGGTCCTGCACCACTGGCTAAATTACCTTGCCCACCATTAGTACCATCACCCACTACTAATTCAATAGCTGCATATACATAATATTTGTCGCCTGATTTGCTAGGAGTACCTGTGCGTACATAGTTTTGGCTATCAAAATAATTGCCTGCACCTGCGCTAAATCTAACAATCGCACCTTGGCGAATGTATTTGTTGCTGTTAGCAACTATATCACCAATTTGTAGGATATTACCTGCTACATCGACGAAAAAACCAGTACAACCGTTGGCAATTGTAGTTGATGTGTGCCAATATACATCTGTTAAGGTAATCAACGGATAGTCGGCGTAGAATAATTGTTGTGTTTCTGTTGACTGTGCAATTGGTGCCACACGATCGTAAATCGTACGATAGATGTCATTGGTTGTAAAGAAGTCAAAGCTAAATGTGTCAGTTAAACTGTCACGATATAACATGCCATCTTGTGAAAAGATGTTAGTGCTTGAGTATTTGCCAGTTGCGTCAATAACATCTAGGTAACGACTAACCCCAGAACTTGTACGATTAACTGCTTTTACTTTTAAAATGTTACTGAATAGCGTGTAAGGTAAGATGTTATAATCTTCACCTGTGATCATACGATTCTGTGTATAGAATTGTTGTGGAGCTTTTTGACGTATGTCGTCTAGACTTTCACGTGTACTTGAGTTAGCAATAGTGTATTGTAGACTGGTTGAGATGTTTAATACTTCGACACGGCCCGATTGGCTGACGTAATTAATAGACATAACCACACCCTGCATTTCGTCAGGTGTAATTTTGTACTGCAAACCGTTTGATGCTCTATAATATACACGGAAGTTGCCTTGCGGAATATTACTAAATGCGCCGTCACCAAATACTAAATCAATTTGATCGGCAGCCTGTGTGTTTACCTGATAGATATTACGATTTGAACTATTGTTATAGATAACATTAGTATTAGCCACAGCAGGAACCTGTGTCCATAGCTGTCCTAACGTACCATCACTGTTTACACTGTATAACCAAACGTCACTGTTATTGATGTTGTTTACGTTGATATTAAAAATGCGGTTAGGGATACTTTCCGCAAAGTTGAAATCACGCGATTGTATAATACCTTGTACAAAGTACAAGAAGTAACCTGTATTATTGCTGCCATTACCTAGCCCGTCATTTTTGTATAAGAAATTAAACGGTGCACTTACAAATGGTGCCGTTTCATATACATAACTTTCGCCTGTGCTAGTGGGACTTACAAATTCAAAATCCATACTAGTACCAGCCACTGTGGCTTTAAATGGGTAAACTGACAATCTACCAGGAACATAATTTATGTTATATTCTTCTACGTTAACACCTGCAATAGTCTGACTGCCTGCAGGCTTGCCGATCATTTGATTGCTTTCTAACGCAGCATTTAAGATAATAGTAAATTGTTCTAACCAATTGCTGTTAGCACTGTCTGCCCAATTAACCACTAGACCGCTTAGATTAATACCGTTACTGTCGAATACTGTTTCAGTTGTTGACACACTGTCAAATTTTAAATAGCCTCTGCTATTGATATTGCGTTTAGGGTTGTATGATATTAATCGTGCTAGTTTTAATACACTGTCACGACGTTGTGCAGTATCAATGAAGTTTTCGCGAGCGTTTAAATCACCACGGAAGGCCAATGATTGACCTAAGAAGGCAATCATATCGATTAATGCAATAAATTCGCTTGATTCGATATAGTCGTTGAAGTCTTCTGGATAGTACAACTGAAGGTAACTAATCATCGAAGCACGAATAGTTTCATAATCGTAGCTTTGGAAGTCAGCGTTACGGAAGGTCTGATAGACTTTTGTCCAGTCCTCTGCAACTAATAAACTCGATTGTCTTGTGGTAATTGCCATACATTATTCCCAATATAATGTATTTATCTTAGAAATAAACTGTGTAGTTAATTACTGCGCAGAAAGAGATTGAGATTCGCCGTTAAAATTTAACAGCATTGTATTAATTTGATTGGTTGGGACGTAGCGTAATTGCAGTTCAATTTGAATACCTTGGTCGTATTCTGTAACTATGATATTATCAAAACTAACACGAGGATCATAGCCAGCAACGGCTGATATGTCTGATATGATTACGCTTTTTAAATCTTCTGTAAACGGTTCATATAGAACGTTCCAGATAATTGTACCAAAGTTAGGGTTCATCAACTTCTCACCTTTGCGGATATTGAAATGATTTATGATATCTTGTTTGATTAAGTCAAAGTCAGTCAAGCGGAAATTTCTGCTTGCTCCTAATGTACTAAATCCTTTATACGTTGCGCCGGCCATATTAATATTTATCCAGCATTGATACTTGGTAGTTTAGGTGCCAGCACGCTAACTGCATATTTGCCTTGGTTAAACAATTCTGCGCCAGGGCCGCTACCTGATCTAAATGATAGTGCAGCATCTGAGCCTAACTTATGAGCTACACTCATCATGCCAGCAACATCGGCTGCAATTTGTTCAGCTGTAATAGCACCGCTAGCCAGTAGGTTAGTGTAATTTTGATTAGTTACTGCTGACATCACACTTTCTTGTTCTGTTTTGTTGCTTAAAAAGCTAGTTGCATCGGTGATACTGTTTTTGTTTGTCCAGCTATTAGGGTTAGTCAATTGATCGTTGCTGGTCACTGTACTCTTAATATAGCCTTGCTCTTGTAATGCTTTGTAATCCAATTGATATTTGCCTAGTTTACCATCACTGCCAGTGGTAGTATAGTCATTGCCCTGTCCTAGCTGCGACATCAAGGCAGTAGTTTGATCTTTAGTCAGTGAACCAGCTGGTGCAACCGCAGGTGGTTGATTACGAATATCTTTAGGGGTAGCTGCGTTTTCTACACCCGCAGTTAAAGTTGTATCGCTTTTAGTTGCATCAGTACCCGAGAAGGAAGCATTAGGTTGTATACCAGGGCTTGTTGGTATAAATGCTCTGGCTCTGGTACCACGGTCATACGGTTCGTGTGTGGGTGCAAAGGTTACAATAGACTCTAGAGCGCCGGGTTTACTTGACCACGTGCCTCCAGAGCCAGTTACTTCGGGCAGTTTACGGGTTTGTATAGGAGTTATAGCTTTTAATGAATCTGTGCCGCCACTATTCTGTTTAATGCTAGCACCCTCAAGTGCAATTATGCCTCCGGCTTTAAGACCAATTTTTGCGGCTGAATCTACTTTAAATACGCCTACCTTAAATTCAGTACCAGAATTTGCAGTTACATTAAATTTACCTTCAGCAAGAAAATCTATTAGAGGTGTTTCTAATTTTAGACTAGTACCTGCCTTGATATTAATTTTGCCACCTACATCAAGATTAAAGTCACCGTCGGCGTGTATGTCAAATGTACCTTCTGTACGTAAGGCCATACCACGTTTGCTGTAGGCTAAAATTTTACCATCTTTAGTTAATTCTACCCAGCTATAACCGTTGGCATGAGCAATATACAGTGACTCGTTGCTGTCGTGCATTAAAATTTGATGACCACCCGCTGTACGTAATCGAATAAGTTGGTCTTCGCCTGTGGTAGCGCCGTCATCCATTAAGAATACGTGGCCGCCTTTGCGTGATTTTACCTCGGTATATTTAGAATTTAATTTGCCAGCTTCGAGATCTGGCAGATAACTTGGATCATCTGCTGGGTCATTAACAGGGCGACCGGGTGTACTAATACCAAATACAAAACTAGGACTTTCTCGTTGGCTGCTACTAGAAACTGGGCCACGGACAATATCTCTTTCTAAGCCTTGTTTTTGATATATTGAATACTGATACGTATGTAACGGTTTGTTATTGTTATAGAATGCAGCGTTAGTAAAATCACTGGTATATTGGTTAAACTCCACAACCGGTACAATATCACCTTCCTGAATTTGTTTACGCTGCCCCGGGGTTAAACTATTACGATCAACATTTGATGTCCCAGCTAAGCCAGGCATCATATAATGACTTAAATGCGGATTAACACATGCTAGTCCGTAGCCACGCAACGGATCACCGGCTACAAAAATTACAATAATCTGCACACCGATATCTGGTGGCACCATCCACATACCATAGGTGTGGTGCACTGTACCAAATTTATTTTCTTGACTAGGACGATCAGTTGACGATTGTGTTTGACTAGTGTAGCCTAAAAACGGACTAGTGAAACTAACTGTGCGCCAGTTTTTTGGATCATCTTCAGGACCACCTAGGTCCGGAATATAAACTTGTAATCTACCACTGCGGGTCGGGTCTAAGTTATTTTTAATAATACCAATATAGGGATACGGATCAACACGGGTACCTGCCGCATCTTCACG